ACCTCGACCGGCTTGTGAGCGAGGCGCCCGATACCGAACCGGCCGAATATCGCCGCTTCTACCTCAACCAGATCGTCGCGCCAGAGGAGTCGGTCGTCGACCTGGTCGCCTGGGCCGGCCTCGCTAACGCCGATTCGATGCTGACCGAAGGCGACACGATCGCCCTCGGCTTCGACGGCTCGGACGTGGGCGACGCCACCTGCCTCTACGCCTGCCGCTGGCCCGACTGGACGCTCTTCCCCCTCGGGATATGGGAACGGCCCGAAGGTTCGAAGGACTGGAAGGTGGACCGGGCCGAGGTGTCCGCCGTCGTGGCGGACGCCTGCAAGCGGTTCAAGGTTGTCCGCGGCTACTTCGACGATTCGGGCTGGCAATCTGAGATCGACGGGTGGGCAGCAGAGTTCGGACAGTCCGTCATGCGGTTCCCACATCGTTCAGATGCCCGGATCGGTGCCGCCACCGAGCGGTTCTCGACGATGGTCGCGGAGCGCACCCTGCGCCACACGGGCCACCCTGCCTTGACCCGGCACATGGCGAACGCCCGTCGGGCCTTCATCGGTCGTCAGACCGATGGTAAGGCCGCCTGGTGGCGCCCAGCACGTCGCCATCGTGATCGCCCCATCGATGCCTTCTCGGCCGCTCTCGGCGCAGTGCACGCGCTCGGGGACGCCGTCGCCCACGGCGAAACAACGGCGAAGGCTCCGAGCGTGTTCTTCTACGTCCCGTCCGATTAGGAGCAGCAATGGATCGCCTGACCACGCTGCTCGAACTGGCGGGTATCGGTTGTCTGGTCGCGGCCGCCTTCCTCGTATCCGTGACCCTCGGCCTGGCGGTCGGCGGTGTCGGCATGATGGTCCTAGCCTGGCGGTTGGCTCCGTGAGCGTCCTGTTCAAGCGGGCCAAGACGGAGGCGCGTGAGGCGGCCGGCTGGTGGAATCTTGCCGGCATCCCGGGGTTGATCTCCTCGGCCGCGTACATGGGCGCCACGTCGGTCGATCAGGCGCTCCGCAACGGCGCCTCCTGGGCGTGCATCGACGTGCTGATGGACGCCATCGGTCGGACCCCGTTCGACTGCATCCGCGTTTCTGGGCGTCCTCCGGTGCAGATCAAGACCGAGGTCGCCTCACCGCTGCTGTCCAACCCGTCGGCCGTCGTCCTGTCGGATGTCTGGTACGGGCAGTTGGGCTGGTCGCTGCTCACCGACGGGAACGGGTTCGGGCAGATCACCGAGTTCTCCCCGGCCGGCTATCCGCTCTCCATCGAGCTCATGAACCCCTACGGGCTCACCGACCGCCGGGTGGTCGACGGCGTGCCGACCGTCAAGGTCAACATGAAGGACCGCCAGCTCTACCCACACGGGGACATCTGGCACGTCCCGGGCCGCATGGTGCCCGCCGGCGACGTGTTCGGCCTGTCGCCGATCAGTTACGCGGCCAAGTCGATCGGCACTTCGCTCGACGCCGAACAATACGCCGGTTCGTTCTTCGAGGGCGGTGGCCATCCGACTGCTCTCCTCACGGCGAACGCGGCGCTGACCGATACGCAGGTCAAGGAGCTGTCCGACACGGTTGATCGTTGGGCGCGGTCGAAGTCGCGCAAGACGGCTGTGATGGGCGCCGATCTGACCTGGACCAAGGTGCAGGACTCCTACGGCGACACGGGCGTCATCGAAATGATGCGCTTCCAGGTCGAGCAAGCCTGCCGGTTCTGGCGTGTCCCGCCGTCCATGGTCTACGCCGCGATATCGGGGCAGAACGTCACCTACGCCAACGTCACCCAAGCCGACCTCGCTTTCCTGAAGCACTCACTGGATGGCTACTTCGTTCGGATCGAGTCGGCCCTTTCGGCCTGCCACCCTCGGCCGCAGATCGTCAAGGCGAACCGCAACGCCATCCTTCGCGCCGATGTCGGCGCGCGGATGGCTGTCTACAACGACCGGTTGACGCACAAGACCATGTCGGTGAATGAGGTGCGCTTGCTCGAGGACGAGGCGCCCTTCGATGATCCCGAGTTCGACAAGCCAGGTATCCCGGGCGGACTTGAAAAGCCAGCCAAGCCGATAGCGGTCACGCCACCGCCCGAAGATCCCCAAGGGACCGCATCATGACCGAACAGCGCGCCGCCTACACGCTCGGCGATCCTCGCACCGAAACCGAAACCTGCTGGGACGTGTTTCAAGACGGGACCCTTGTTGGCGAGATCTGCCTGGACGAGAACGGCGTCTACGAAGTCGAGATGCTGGGCGAAGGTCAGTACGCCTCCCTCGATGCCGCACTCAGCGCCCTGGCGGACTGCTGCGACGACATGGCCGATATGGACCCGCCCGCCGGTTCGCCCGACCCGGGCGGCCTCGCCGAGGGCGACCAGTCGATGATGCCGCGCTCCACCTCGCCGGCCACCATCAAGCGTTCCGTCCCCACTGACAACGTCGTGCGGGCCATGTTCATGGAGCCCGTCGAGCTCCGCGCCGACGCTCAGGGCGACGGCAACACGATGGTCGGGCACTTCGCCGTGTTCAACCGGTGGACGAAGATCGACTCGTTCTTCGAGGGTACCTTCATGGAGCGCGTCGCCCCCGGCGCCTTCGCCGACGAGTTCGCCTCGCGCGGCGACCAGATTCGCGTCCTCTACGATCACGGCGCTGACCCCACCATCGGCAACAAGCCGCTCGGCGTCGCAGAGGTGCTACGCGAGGACAAGACCGGCGCCTACGCCGAGGTCCGCCTCTTCGACGCCGGCTACGTCAACGACCTCAAGCCGGCCATCCGCGCCGGTCAGCTCGGCCAGTCGTTCCGGTTCCAGGTCCTCGGCGAGGAATGGAACACGCCGAACAAGGCCACCCGCGACAACCCGAACCGGCTGGAGGAGCGGACCATCACCAAGGTCCGTCTCTACGAGTTCGGCCCCGTCACCTTCCCCGCATACGCCGACGCCACCGTCGGCCTGCGGTCACGTACTGATGAGTTCTGGGACCGGCTCATCGACGACCCCGCTTTCGTTGCTCGGTTCACCGAGCGCGTCGGCGCCAAGGTCGCCACCAAGGTCATCCAGGGATTGCCGGCCGACGGCCGCAATCGCAAGACCACCAAGACGCCCGCCGACGGCGGTGTTCAGGTGCCCACCAACGACGAGATCCGCAAATGGGTCGCGTCTCGCCTCTACACCCCCCAAGGAGCATCATGACCAGCCCCCTCGAGGTGGTCGAAGCCCGCATGTCGGAGCTGTCGGCCACCGTCAAGACCCTCGCCGAGGTCGACTCGGCCACCTGGACCGATGAGCAGCGTTCGAGCTGGACGGCCACCACGGCCGAGTTCGACGAGCTCGAGGCCCGCCATAAGGAACTGAAGGACATTGCCGCCCGTGCCGCCAAGGCCGCCTCGGTCACCTTCGCCCCCAACCTCAAGGCCAACCCCGTCGACGCCGTCGAAGAGCGCGACGTCAACCGCATGGAGGACAGCGAGGCGCGCAGCATGGCCCTCACCGTCGTCGAGCGGTCGGCCCGCAAGTTCGCCTCGGACGCCCATGCCGACGATGTCACCAAGCTCATCGAGCGTGGTGGCGAGGTCGGCCGCAAGGTCGCCCGCATGGCCCTCACCACGAGCTCGGATGAGTACCGTGACGCCTGGAAGGCGTACATGGGCGGCAAACACCTGACCGAGCGTCAGGCGTCGCTCCTCGAGAAGGGCATGAGCGTCGAGCGTGCCTTCACCGCCGGCACCGGTTCGTCCGGTGGCTACATGGTGCCGCTCTTCCTCGACCCGACGCTCGTCATCACGGGCACCGGCGTCTACAACCCCATCCGTGAGATCTCGACGGTGAAGCAGATCGCCACGCTGACCTGGAACTCGGCGACCGCCGCCCAGATCACCGCCGGTGTGCTCGCTGAAAACGCGGCCTTCACGGACAACACCCCGACGCTGTCGCAGGTTCAGATCCCCACCTACAAGATGGGCGCCTACCTGCCGGCCTCGTTCGAGGCGTTCGAGGATATCGATGCTCTCGCGTCTGACGCCGTCGCTCTGTTCGGCGACGCCAAGGCGAACCTCGAAGGGTCGCTCCTCGCGACCGGTTCTGGCACGGCTCAGCCGAAGGGCGTCATGACGGCCGTTGCGGCTGTCGGTGGCTCTCGTGTGGCGCCCACCACGGGCGGCACGTTCGGCGCGCCGGACATCTTCAAGGTGCACACGGCTCTGCCGCCCCGCTACCGCCGCGGCGGTCGCAACCTGGCCTGGATCGCGAACGTGGGCGTCATCAATGCCGCCCGCCAGTTCGGTACCTCGAACGTGTATTACGCCTATCTGGCGAACGGCACCCAGGGCGCCCCGGACACGCTGCTCGGCGAGGCCCTGTACGAGCAGTCGGCGCTCACGTCGACCCTCACTACCGGCAACGATGTGCTGCTCTTCGGGGACTTCTCGAAGTATTACATCATCGACCGGGTCGGGGCTACAACCGAGTTCATCCCGAACGTGTTCGATCAGGCGTCGGGCCGCCCTTCGGGCACCCGTGCCTGGCTGTTCCACTGGCGTTTCGGTGCTGATTGCGCCGACACCAACGCCTTCCGCGACCTGCGCCTCTGAGCAGAACGCATCGCCCCAGCCGCCGTTGCCGGGAGTGGCGGCGGCTGGGGTTCACTCCCGAAACATTCCCAAGGAGGCCGTCATGGCCGTTTACCAGGCAATCGCCCCCTTCGCCTTCCAGGACAAGGACGGCAACACCTACCACATCGGTGACCAGATCCTCACGGCCGACCACATCGCCGTGCGGACGTGGCGCGGCAACTTCGTCGAGCTCGATTCCGAGGACGCCACCGACGGGATCGTCGAGACGACCCGCAAGAACCCGGGCGAGAAGCGAGCCACGAAGCGCCCGGCGTGAGAGGTCAGGTTGTCGTCGGGTTCTGCTACGGGCAGAACACGATGACGCCGCAGTGGGCCCGCTCGTATCGTGCCGTCCTCGTTCGTGACGCCGCGACGAAGCGGCGGATCGTGGGCGAGGCCGCTCACGAGGCGTCCGGGGTTCACGTCCCGACGGCGCGCAGCCGCATCGTGCAGAACTTCCTCGACCACCCGGCAGAGCCGGATTGGTTGTGGATGGTCGACACGGACGCCACGTTTGGTGATGACATCCTCGAGCGGTTGTTGGCCTCAGCGGATGAGAAGGACCGGCCGATCGTCGGTGCTCTCGCCTTCGGTGTGCGCGGGATGAAGGACCAGGCCGGCGAGCCGATCGTCAACGCGGTCGGCGCCTCGCCGCTCGAGCTGTTCCCCACGCTCTACACCTGGGACGACAAGGGGACGGTCTGCATCCGCGACTACCCGCCCAACCAGGTGGTGCAGGTCAACGCGACCGGGGCCCATTGCATGGTCATCCATCGTCGGGTCCTCACCGATCCGGCCTGGCTCGAGGACGGCCATCCACTCCCGTACTTCCGTACCGGTGTCCGCCTCGGCCGCGAAGTGTCCGAAGATCAGTTCTTCTGCATCAAGGCCCAGGCGCTCGGTTACCCGATCCATGTCGACACGGGCGCCAAGACGGGGCACGTCAAGACGTTCATCGCCGACGAAGAGCTGTATCTTGCGCAGCGTGGCGCATGAAGCTCAACCTCGGATGCGGCCGCAATCCGATGCCCGACGCCTTCAACGTCGATATCACCGACCTGCCAGGCGTTGACTTCGTTTGCGATCTCAACGATGCCGGGTCGCGCGACGAGCTCGGCCTGGCGCTCGACTCGGTGCTGGTCACTGAGATCGTCGGCATCGACCTGATCGAGCACATCCCGAACCACCTGGCCCTCATGGAATGGCTGTGGTCGGTCGTGGCGGATGGAGCAACCTGCACCTTCCTGCTGCCCTACGGCTCGTCCGATGACGCTTGGGAAGACCCGACGCATGTCCGCCCCTTCTTCCTGAACTCCTGGATCTACTACGCCCAGCCGACCTACTGGCGGGCCGACTACGGCTATCGGGGCGATTGGCAGGTTGAGTCGATCGTGCTCGAGGTGCGGGCCAGCCAGTACGCCGGCGTCGACCCGCAGGAGATCGCCCAGGACCTCATGTCGATCCGCAACGTGGTTCTCCGTCAGGAGGTGACGCTGCGGGCGGTCAAGCCGGCACGTGAACCCAAGCGGGAACTGATGCAGTCCCCGTCCGTCAACTTCCGTATCGTGGAGGGCTAGCCGTGGCACTGCCGACCCTCGCCGAGTTCCAGAACTATCTCGGCGTGTCGGCCGTGTCGACGCCGCCCGACGCGACGTTGATGCAGTTCTCGCTCGACGCCGCCGCCGAGGCCATCGCCCAGGATTTGAACCGCATCCAGATCGCCCCCGACCTCGTCGTCTCACCGCGGGATTACATTCCGTTCATGGACACGGGCGATACCGCCTCGTTCGTCTGCCAGGTCGACGAGTTCTCATCGACGACCGGTCTGGTCGTCAAGACCGATACCGGCCTCGACGGCACCTTCGCCACGACGCTCGCCTCGACCGCCTACCAGGCCGAGCCGCTGAACTCGCCGATCTACGGGCTTCCGTTCACACAGATCCGCTTGTTCGGCATGGCCTGGCCCATCTCGCCCTACGGCCGGCCCACCGTCCGCGTGTCGGCACTGTGGGGTTTCCCGGTGGTGCCCGACGCCATCAAGATGGCCGTCCTGCTCCAGGCGTCGCGCTGGTACAAGCGCAAGGACTCGCCCGAGGGCGTGCTGGGCTCGTCGGACTTCGGCACCGTGCGGATCACCCGTACCGATCCCGACGTGTTCGCCATGATCCGTCCCTACAAGCGGTATGTGATCGGATGACGATCAACGTCACGAACGTTCGTAAGGGCTTGAAGGATGTCATCGCCACTCAGTGCCCGGGCGTGATGGTCTACGAGTACGAGCCCGATTCGATCGTCGTGCCGTGCGTCATCGTGGAATCGCCCGACCTGCTCGATTACTGGTTCACCTTCGGTGGCCAGACGAAACGGCTCGAACATCTGGAGCTCAAGCTGACGGTGATCGCTCAGCGGGTCGTGGCGCAGGCGGCGCCCGAGGTGCTCGAGCAGCTGGTGTGCTCCGATTCGCCGACGTCGATCGTGGCGGCCATCGAGGGATCGAACCTCAACGGCACGCTGTCGACCTCGACGCCGGGTGGCACGTGCCACGTCGCGCGGGCCGAGAACTTCGGGCAGATCCAGATGAATGACATTGCCTACTGGTCGTGCGACTTGCATCTCGAAATGAACGGGTGACTCCATGGCCATCGTCGTCCCCACCTCTGTCGTCCTGGCCATCGACGGTTACGCCGTCACGTCGAACGTCAACAAAATCGACTTCGGTTTGCAGGTCGCTACGATCGACGCGACGACGTTCGGTTCTGGCCAGTTCACCCAGTCGGTGCCGGGACTGAAGACGCTGGTCGCTACCGTCGAGGGCTTCAATGACTACGCCACTGGCGGTCTTGACGAGTTCGCCCGGTCCGAGTTCGTCTCGGTCGTGCCATCCGTCGTGTCGCTCGCCCCGGTCGGCGACACGGCCGGCAACCTCGGTTACGGTGTCCGCTGCCTCGACATCCAATACCAGCCGTTCGATGCCGCCCTCGGTCAGATCGCCAAGTTCAACTTCGCGCTCGACCCTTCCGGCGCCCCCGGCATCGCGCAGGGCCTCGTCACCTCGTCGACTGCTACGCCGATCTCGGCGACCGGTCACACGACACCCGTGCAGGTCGGGGCGATCACCTCGCCGCAAACCATGTACGCCTTCGTGCATGTGCTGTCGATCTCCGGTACTGCCTCGCCGTCGATCCAGTTCCAGCTCGAATCGGCCGCCACCTCAGGTGGCGCCTACACGCTGCGCGGTTCGGCCGGTACGGCAATCACGGCGACCGGCGTGAGCGGCGGGCAGATGCTCTCGACCACGACGGTCACGACCGACTCATGGTGGAAGCTGGCTGTCACCGTGACTGGCACCACGCCGAGCTTCACCGTTCTCGCTGTCATCGCCCGCGCCTGATCCATCACCCACCCCGTTGAGCCCCGCCCGGGGTTCTTCGTCGCGTTCAAGGAGCCCCCGTGGCCATCATCGCTCAGACCGTTTTGTCGGTGCAGATCGCCGCCGGCACCACCGGTGGCACCGCTCCTGGCGGTGCGACCGCCCCGACCGGTTGCACCCTTTCGTCGCCCACCGAGATCGGCGCCTGGATCACCTCGGTCGCCAACGCGGTCGACGTGGCGACCCTCGATGCGACGACCTTCGGTTCGGGCGGTTACGTCGCCATGGTCGCCGGCCTCAAGTCGGGCACCCTGTCGCTCACCATCGACCAGGACTGGGCCGCCTCGGCGCCCGATGCCCTGCTCGGCCTCAACGGCTCGGTGATCGCTGTCGGTGGTACCGGGTTCGTCGAGATCAAGCCGACCACGGGCGCCCGTTCGGCGACCAACCCGGCCTTCATCTGCAAGATCATCAACAAGGGTTGGAAGCCGTTCTCCGCCGGCGTCGGCCAGATTGCCACGGTGCAGTGGGACGTGCAGATCACGGGCGGGTTCGCCGAGCTCATCGCCTGATGGAGAAGGTCGTTTCGTCGCTGGCCCAGTTCCAGCGGCAGTTCACGGCCGACATGAAGAAGATTTCTCAGCACGCTCCGAAGGCAAACGAGGCGGCCATCAAGGCGGCCACGAAGGACGCTCACCGTATCGTTGTTACCACGGGTGGCCGATACAAGCTCCACGGCCGAGGTGGTAGGAAGGTTCCCCTAGGGGCCAGCCAACGGATCTACGGTAGCGGAGACGCTACCGAAGGCACCGTGCAGGGTAAGCCGGCTGGGTTCTGGTCGATCGTCGAGCGTGGCCGCAAGTCGTTCTGGCAGGTGTCGAAACGGACCCACTACGTGAGCGGCAAGAAGGCTGGGACGCTAGTCCGGGCGAGGTCGACCAAGAAGCTCGGTCGGACGAAGACAACCTCGACCTATCTGGCGCCGCTTCGCACCCCGTACGGGCCCCGTTACCGCGTTCACGTCGGCGCTCACGGCGCCATTGGTCACCCGTGGGAAGCGGCGGCTGGGCTGGTCGAGCGTACGTCTGGGAAGGTCGCCGTTGAGGCGCTGCGTAAGGAGCTCGCTAACTCGGGCACTGAGTTCGGTGGCGCTATCGCGAACGCAAAGGACTAGCCCGTGGCCACCTTTCAGGATATTTACAAACTGATCCTGAAGGGCGACGCCGAAGGCATCAAGGGCGCACTGAAGGACTCGGCTGGCGCGGCAGAGCAGCACGGGGGCCGGTTCGCTACAGCGGTCGACAACATGGGGAACAAGTTCCCCGGGCTTACGTCGAAGCTGCAGTCGTTCACCGGCAACGCTGAACAAGGGCTGAGCCAGGCGCTTCCCGGCGCGCTGGCGGTCGGTGCCGCTGCCGTCGCCGGGTTCGGCATCAAGGCCGTGAGCGTCTTTCAGGACTCGGCACAGCAGGTTCTCACCTTCCAGCGCGTTGCAGGGACGACGGCCGAAGAGTCGTCGCGCTGGGTCGAGGCGTTCCATGACTATGGCATCTCGGCTGAGACCGCTGGCACCTTGGTGGGTAAGTTCGAGAAGGCCATCGGCACCGGCAAGTTGACTGAGTATGGGATTGCTGTCAAGACGGCCAAGGACGGCACGACCGATATGCAGGGCACCTTGCTCAACGCGGTGGATGCCTTCTCAAAAATTGAGGACCCGGCCAAGCGCGCGACGGTGGGCACCGCGCTGTTCGGCAAGTCGTGGGAAACCATGCTGCCGATCCTCGATAAGGGTAAGCAGGCACTTCAGGACACCTTCGCGGCGACGAACAAGGGTCAGATCCTCAGCCAGTCCGACCTCAAGGCGGCCGAGGATTTCCGCCTTGCCTGGGACGACACGAAGGACGCCATCCAGGGCGCCGCTATCAATGTCGGCCGGAACCTGATCCCCATTCTTGATGGTGCCGCAACGATCGTTACCAAGATCGTTACCGGATTCGAGAAGCTGACCGGTAACAAGGGCGGCCTTTTCGACCCGTTCGGAATCCAAGAGAACGCGAAGCAGACTGAGGCGTACGCTAAGGCGCATGAGAAGTTGACCGACAAGGTCAAGATATCGAAGGACGCACTTCGCGACTGGGGCGGTACGCAGGCCGAACTCAAGGATGCGCTCGACAACTCGACCACGGCTCAGGATGCGGCGGCAAGGAAGGCGCTCGAGCTGGACGCCGCCCAGGCCGCCGCCGAGCTGTCGGCCAAGGGCCAGGCTGCCGCGGCCAAGGAGCTGGCCGACCGCGAATCGCGAGAGGCGAAGGCCACCCAGGATGCAGCGGATGCTTACAAGGCGCGCGAGCAGGCCATTGAAGCGTCCTTTGGTGCATCGGGCAGTTACGCCGACGCACAGCTGGCTGCCATCCAGGCGTTGAAGGACGAGAAGGCCGCCGTTGAGGCGGCAACCCAGGCCAAGGGCACTGATCTCGTCAAGAATCTTGAGGCAGAATCGGCGCAAGGCAAGCTGCAGCAGCAGGTCGAGAACGTCGCCCTTGCTTACGCTCACATGACCGGCGCGGCAGATGGCACGCCGGCCTCGGTGGCCGCCCAGATCAAGGCGCTCGACGATCTGAAGGCTAAGGTCCCTGAACTGACCGGGGTGATCGACGCCTACATCGCCAAGCTGTTGTCCATTCCTCAGAACCTTGAAACGAGGCTGGGGATTATTGGTCCTGATGTTGGTGTGAATGGTCTAAAGAGGCGTGCATCCGGCGGCCTCCTCGACGATCACGGTCAGGCGTACACGATCAACGAGGGCGGCCCCGAAGGTCTGATGCAGACCCCGTCGGGTACGCAGGTGATCAACGCCGCGGCCAATCGGTCGATGGGCGGTGGTTCGGTGGTGAGCGGCGGTCTCACGGTGAACGTGACGGCGCTCGATCCGAAGGCCGCCGCACAGGCCGTCATCGAGGCCATCAAGGTGTACGAGCGCAACAACGGCAAGGGCTGGCGGTCGTGACGGCAACCTGGTTCGACGGTGTGACCATCACCGTCGAGTTTTCACCGACCACGAACCCGGGTAGCGCTCCGTCGTGGGTCGACATTACCGCCGATGTCATGGCGATCTCGATCAATCGTGGTCGCGCGACGGAGTTCGACACCTTCCAGGCCGGCACGGCGTCAGTTCGGCTGAAGAACGACACCCGCACCTACGACCCGCTTTACTCGGCGGGCACGTACTTCGGGAATCTGCTCCCGATGCGCCGCATGCGGATCAGGGTTACCTACTCGGCCGTCACGTACGACCTCTTCCACGGGTTCGTGGAGGGCTGGCCGCAGGTGTACGACGTCGGTGGCAAGTGGTCAGAGTCGAATGTGTCGCTCGTCGACGGGTTCAAGGTGTTGGCCAACACGTACCTGCCTGATTCGGTCTATGCCATCGAGGTTGCTGCCGATTCCCCATCGCTCTGGTATCGGCTCGGCGAGGTTGGCGGGACGGTAGCGAACGAGTCGCGCGCCACCGGTAAGGATGGAACCTACGCAGCATCCGTCGCGGCTGGAGGCACTGGCCTCATCTACGGCTCAACCAACGGGTCGGCCGTGTTTGATGGCGCTTCGCAATCTGTGTCCATCCCGACTAACTCGCCGCCTTCAACCGGAGTGTTTTCGATTGAGGCATGGCTTCAACCTTCGGCGTCCGTGGTGGCATCTAGCACATATATCGCCGTGGGCTATTCGGGCAACAAGGCCGGCGTTTACGAGATCTGTGACTTTACGTACACGGCGGCCGTTTCCCCAGCGTCGGACACCATCAACGTTGTAACGGGCACCGGCCTCGGTACCGCTGTCCTCTCCGTATCCGGTGCCCGTCGCGGCCAGACGAACTACCTGGCTATAACCTGCGATGGAACGACCACGACCGCGTATCTGAATAACTCAAATACGGGTTCGACTGCCGTGGCCAACCGACAGTTCGGCCCGAACTCTTATCTTATCGGTCAATACATCGGATCAGATGGCGGCTACTCGGCCTCTCAACCCTGGTTCGGCCTCATCGACGAAGTTGCGGTCTATCCCACGACGTTGTCGGTCGGCCGGATCGCGGCCCATTACACAGCCGGCACTACCCCATGGTCGGGAGACGACACCGGTGCCCGTGTCGGTCGGGTGCTCGATGCGATCGGATGGCCAAGTGCAGACCGGATCATCGGAACAGGTTCCACGATCCTCGGACCGGCCTCGCTGAACGCAGCGAATGCCCTCGCCTATCTTCAGGACCTTGAGCGCACCGAACAAGGTCAGCTATATGTCGACGGAGCTAGCAAGGTCGTGTTTCGCAACCGGTTGTATAGGTTAACAAACACGAAGGCGACCACCTCACAAGGTATCTTCTCGACGGTCGCCGGTGCCACCAACCCAATAGCGTCGCTTGAGTTTCAGCGGGACGATTCACGCATCATCAACGGCGGCACCTACCAACGAGATGGTGGCGTCCCCGTCTCTGTGTCGGACGCGACGAGTGTCACCACCTACCTTCAGCGATATGAGTCGATGTCAGGACTCAAGGGTCAATCGGACACAGAGGTTCGTGACCTGGGTAACTGGCGGGTCAATCTTTACAAGAATCCGCAGGACAGATTGCCGACTCTTACTTTGACACCGCGGGCGGCACCC